GTCACGGTCCTCGGTCGAGATAGCGATCGTTGCCGTCTCCCGATCGAACAGCGTCGCAGCGAGACGGAACGCCCCGACGAGGAACTGGTCCCCCGGCATTGCGTCGGACTCCACGACCGGGCGACCCCACAGCATCGGCGGCAGGACGCCCGCCGGGTTCGCCATGAGATACCGATTCTGGTTGTCCTTCGTCAGTTCGATGTTGTGCCAGTCGGTCGGCGTCACCACGATGCCCGTCGCCGGGTAGAACGACAGGCGAACCTGCAGGATCGCATGCCGGATCACATCGATGAACGTGTCACCCGAACGGTTGAGCGCGTTGTTATACGCCGTCGCCTGCGGAATCAGGCCGAGCATGTTCTCGCCCGTGCCGTCGCCCAGCAGGATCTGGTTCTCCTCCGCGATCGCCAGGCCGTAGCTCATACGGCCGTTGATCAGGGTCGCGAGCTGCGGGAAGTCGGACAGGACCTGGCGCGTCGCCGGGATCCAGTGAGCGATCGTGCGGACCGGCACGTCGTCTCGCTCGTAGGTGATGTTCGACTCCGGCTTCTGCGCGCCTTCCGAAACGACGTCCGCGTCGTTCGTGAACACGTTCTCGCGGATCCACTCGATCAGGTTCGACGTCGTGGTACCTGCGTCGAGCAGCGACCGGATCGTCAGCGGACGAAGCGGTTCCTCGACGACGCCCGGCAAGCGTTGGCTCCAGATGCCCGCGCCGCCCGAGTTCGGCAGCGACGTGATGGCCTTCAGCTCGAAGGCGTCGGAATGACCCTTGCCACCGCGCTTGACGAAGTCCTTGAACGAGTCGCTCTCGACGAACCGCGTGCCGACGGACTTCTCGCCCTTGGCGACGACGCGCTGCTTCAGGTCCTCGGCGAGCTTCTGCTCGAGTTCCACCAGGCGGCCGTTGAGCTTCTGGTTCTCCTCGGTCACCTTCGCCATCGCGTCCTTCAGGCCTTCGCTGACAGTCTCGCTCTTGGCAAGCTTGGCGTTGATATCGACGAGGATCCTGTCGGCTTCCTTCGTCTTTTCGACGATCGCTTCCTTGATCGACGCGATTAGTGCCTTCTTCTCTTCTTCGGTCATCTGAGAATCTCCTGTGCTAGGCTGTGAGCCTTGATGTGGGACATGATCTCGTCTACGATCGGCGTTCCGACCGTCGTCTTCTTCTGGCCCTCAACGTCTCGCAGGAGCCCCGCATAGCCGTGGCCGACGAGAGCCTTGGCATGCGATCGGGAGAATCCGGCGTCGCGCAGGACCTCCTCGATGTTCTTGATCGAGGGCACGTTGTCATCGGCAAACATGCTCCTCACCTCCGTGACCAACGACTCCATGTTGGCGGGGAAGGTCACGATCGACACCTCCCAGAGGTCGATCTCTTTGAGCGTGAGCAGCTTGCTCTCGCTGTTCCATTCTTCGACGATGGAGTTGAACCCGATCGACAGTCCGTCGACGGTCTTGCTGCGCATCAGCGCTCGCGCTTCGCGCGCCTGCTGGACCTCGTCGACGAGCAGCTGGCCCTCCACGTACAGGCCTCGCTCGTCCTCGATCATCTTCGTGAACGGACCGACCGGCTGATCGGATTTATGCTGCCACAGCGCAGGCGGGTACCGTCCGCGGGTCTGCCACTTCCTCAGAGTCGTGGCGAACGCGCCCGGAGCCACGACCTCTCGGTACGCGTCGATGACATGATACACCGAACCGTAGCCCTGAAAGTGTCCCTGCTCGTCGACGTCCTTTACGTCGAAAGAGAAGTTGCGAATCTTACGCTTCATCGCGATCACCTCTGTCTTCTATTCCCAGGAACGAGCGTAGCGAGTCCCGGACCTGTACGGTCGCGGGCGGTATTGTACCCAGTTTCTCAAGGACCGTCATGTTACTCTGAACGGTCAGCTTGTCGGCGTTCGGGTCGTCGCTCTTCGGCATGTTCTCCATGGCGCGGCCTTCGTTTCTCGTGTAGATACCGTTCTGAGTCATCTGGCTCAGGAACGTAGAGCGGGCTGCGGAGTCCCCGCGCAGCAGGTTATCGAGGTTGAAGCTGGCGAAGTAGCCCAGCGACTGGTCGTCGACGGAGAAGAGCTGGCGCCTCACCTCCTTCTCGATCGTCGTCAGGATCGGTCCGAGCCCGAGTTTGAGCCACCCGAGGATGATCTGTTCGACGCCCGTCCCCCACATCGTCTGCCCTTCGCTCGAGTGATGGACGATGACGGGCGGAACGTCGTACCAGCTGCAGATCTCTTCGAACGAGTACTTGCGCGACGAGAGAAGCTCGAAGTCGATCGGCTTGAGCGACAGAGGTTCGAACTTCGTGGCGTTCTCCGCCACCATCACGCCGAACTGCTTGTCTGAATCCGAGCCCGTGCCGGTCCCGACGAAGTCGTTGACGATCTGCTTGTACGCGGCCCGCTGGTCCGGCTTGAGCCACTGCGCGATCGTGAGGATGCCGCTCGCCCGTATGCTGTTCTTGTAGGACAGGTTCGCCGCCCGGTCGCCAGCCATCGAGAGGCCCAGCGCGTTCGCGGCGTACTGGATCCGGCTCAGTCCCGTGTACCCGTCCATCGACCTGTCGATCACGACGAACACTTCTTCGGCTCCCAGGTCCTCGGCCTCCTGCCCGCCCAGCAGACCCAGCGGCCAGTAGCGGTATCGCAGCCTTCCCTGGTCCGTCATGTAGACCGTCACGTACTCCGGCCGCATAGGGACGAGCCCGACGACGCGCTTGCCGATCGTCAGCTTCTTCGCGTAGCCCACGCCCCACGTCATCATCGACGCGACGAGCGACTGCCAGAACTTAGCGGCCGACATGTCCTGGTTCGGCGCGATCTCCAGCACCCTGTAGAGGGGATGGTTGATGTCCCGTATCGCCGTCGATCCGTCGGCGTTGTACCGGTACGGACACAGCGGGAGCGACATCACGGTGTTCGCATACCGCCATACGCAGGCCCACACGGCGGTGACTGTGAGCGACAGTTCGGGCGTTATCTTGATGCCGCCGTAAGACTGGGACAGGTTGACCGGTCCGACCGACTGCGCGCCCCCGGGCCAGAGCCTGAACGTCCTCTTCCCCGTGTCGAACGGAAAGAACGAGAAGATCGGAGAGAAGAACTGTCTCGTCCTCGACGGGTTCGGCGCGTCGCGCTGAACCACGACGGTCTGCTGCGTCTTCGCGCTAACGAGGTTCGGAACTCCGCGTGTTCTGTTGGTCATGCTGCCACCGGTTCTTTGAAGAATCCTGAAGAGCCATCGTCGACGTCGAGTATAGCCAGCCCGAACGTCATCAGCGTCGCGCACATACCGTCGATCTTATCGGCAGATCTCTTTCGGTCGGGCGCCATGTTCAAGTTCACGTCGTACCTCGGCACTAGGTTAGCTGCGTTCCACTGAAGGACCGGGTTTCCACCGTGCTCGAAGGTTCCGTTGTTGTACGCAACGTCGAGAGCCTGCATGGCCGGATGGTAGCTGCGAGGTCCTTGGACGAAGATCTCAAGCTCAAGCCCCTCGTCCGTCAGCTCCGTCACCAGCTGCTGGGCGTTCCACGGATCGTACGCAATTTTGACGGGATTGAACATCCTGACGTCGTCCAGGATGGCCTGCTTCACGACCTTGTAGTCGATGCGGTTTCCCTCCGTGGCGGTCACCCACCCGCTCTCGATCCACGACGCGTAGGGCACGTTTCGACGCTTGACCCTGACGTCAACCTCGCCTCGAGGCACGAAGTATCGCAGCAGAACGTAGTACTTCTTGCCGTCGAAGAACAGCATCGCCCACGCCGCCATGTCGGTCGTGCTCGCGAGATCGAACGCGCCCCAGCACTGCATGCCGACGAGGTCCTCGGGGTTCAGTCGACCGTGTCCGCACTCCTTCCACCGCAGGATGTCCACCCACACCTTGGCCGCGGAGCTCTGCCTGTTGAGACGTTTGATCCTGAATTCGCCGATCTTGCCTGGCATCGCCTTCGCCTCCGACGCGAGCGCCATGACCGTGCGACGCAGGATCTCGTTGCTGTCCCACAGCGGGTTCGCCTTCACGTACTTTGACTCGTCGAAATCGTCGTCGCGAGTCGTCCCGAGTTTCGGATCCTCTTCGTCGAGGGAGAAGATGGCGGCGAAGAAGTGGTCGGCCTCCAGCCCGCGAAGCACGTTCTGGGCGAACATCCTCACCTCTGGCCACGGTCCCGGCGTATCGAAACCCTCCGTCGTGGTGTACAGGAACAAGGGATTGCGCCTCGCTCCGGCCGCGTCGCGCAACACGTTCATCAGGTCGTGCGTCTTGTGGGCGTGCAGCTCGTCCAGGACGAAGGCCTGCGGGTTCAGTCCGTCCTGCGTCGAGGCCTTGGCGTTGATGGGTTTGAAGAACGAGCTGGTGGGGTAGCGCCTGATCTCGAGCGAATACGCCTCGACCTCGTACTTCTCCCGAAGGTCGAAGCACCGTTCAACCATCGTCTTGGCGATGCGCCACACGACCTTGGCCTGGTCGCCCGTCGTCGCGGCGGCGTAGAGCTGGCCTCCCGGCTCGTCCTCCTCGCACATGATGTACAGCATGATCGCGGCTGATAGCGTCGACTTCGCGTTCTTTCTCGCGACGGCGAACAGAGCCACGGAGAACCGGCGCACGTCGGGCGCGGTCCAGAACCCGAACAGGTTGACGATGAAAAACACCTGCGCGTCCACGAGCACGATGTTAGGCGTGTTCCACTTTCCCTCGACGTGAGGCAGGCACTCCACCCAGCCGCACGCATGCTCCGCCTTCTTTCTGTCGAAGAAAAACGGTCGCTGCTTGAGCTTCGATCGCTCGAGGTCGTCGAGAAAACGACGCGCCGCTAGTCTCATCCACACGTTGTGCTTGGACCCCTTGACGTCGGCGACCGCGCGCTTGGCGTACGCGATCGCGCGATCGACGAATCGAGAATCGTTCGTCGCGATCAGGTCGAACCTGTTTTTCGGTCGCCCGCCCTTGCGACCGTTGATCTGGGATGAGATCAGTCGTTTCGACTTCTTCAGTTTGACACGCGCGCGAACGCCGCGACGCCCCGCTTTCGACAATGCTTTCGATGTCGAGGCCTTCTGCGCTTTTCGTCGAGCTTTCATGCCGACATGCCTCGACAAGAATTGCC